TAAAGTTTAGAGTTAAAAAAATCCAAGACGGAAATTGTGAGTAATCATTAATCTCGCATCCCCAACATATTCCAAAATTTTAAAGCCCCAACGATTTTTAGTTTCCACCTTTTATACAGACTTAAAAACAATGGGGCTTTTTTTTACTAAAACGCAAAAAAAATTACATTTTTACAAATATATATTATACTTATTAATGTATCAAGGTTATACTTGATTAATAAATGACAAATGAAAAATAAAAATAGGAGAATGAAAAATGGACTTAAATGCAATTCGCAAACGTCTCGGTCAATTACAGACCACAAACAATCGCACATCAAGTTTATGGAAACCACAACCAGGTAAAACCCAAATTCGTATCGTGCCTTATGAATTCAATAAAGATAATCCTTTCATTGAATTATTCTTTCACTACAATCTGAACAATCGTTCTTATTTATCACCAATCAGTTTTGGTCGTCCAGACCCAATTGAAGAGTTCGCACAAAAACTCAAAGGTAGTGGTAATAAAGAAGATTATCAATTATCTAAGAAACTTGAAGCAAAGATGAGAACCTTTGCGCCAGTTATCGTTAGAGGTGAAGAATCTCAAGGTGTGAAATTTTGGGGATTTGGTAAAACGGTTTATCAAGAACTACTATCAATTATAGCTGACCCTGATTATGGCGACATAACAGACCCAGTTAACGGTAGAGATGTAGTGGTTGAATTCATTTCAGCAGAAGAAAGTGGTGCAAGTTTCCCTAAAACAAACATTAGAGTGAAACCTAATCAAACACCAATTTCTGATGAACCATCAGTGCTTGAAAAAGTCAAGACATCACAGAAAGACATAACTGAAATTTATCAAGAGCAGTCATACGAGGACTTAACTAATGTTCTAAACGAATGGTTAAATCCAAGTGAGGACTCAACAGAAGAGGAAGAAGTGAAACAAGAAAGTGTTTCAACTTCTGACTTAGGAACTTCTAAAGTGAAAGACACTTCAGAAGCTTTTGATGAATTATTCAATTCTTAAACAATAACAATGTGGGGGTTGAATAATCAATCCCCATACAAACACGGAGTAAGAGAATGTCAGTAAATGATGTATTGGCTAAAACATTAGCCGACTCTTTGAATAAAAAGTTCAAAGACACAAACAAAGTAGCATACTTCTTAGACGGAAGTGATGCGACACCAACAGATATCAAGGAATTTATCTCAACAGGTAGTTCCACATTAGACTTGGCTATATCAAATAAGCCAAATGGGGGTATTGCAGTTGGTAGAATTACAGAAATCAATGGATTAGAATCAAGTGGTAAATCATTACTTGGTGCACACATCTTAGCAGAAACTCAAAAGAAAGACGGAGTAGCAGTTTATATAGATACTGAAACATCAGTCAGTCAAGAGTTTATGGAAGTCATTGGTTTAGATTTAAATAAGATGTTATATTTACATTTAGAAACCGTAGAAGAAATCTTTGAAGCAATTGAAGAAATCGTAACACAAGTTAGAGAATCTGATAAAGATAGGTGTGTAACGATATTGGTTGATTCATTAGCAGCCGCATCAACGAAAGTTGAAATGGATGCGGACTTCGATAAAGACGGATATGCCACATCAAAGGCAATCATTATATCAAAAGCTATGAGAAAAATCACTCAAATGATTGGAAGACACAACATAGCATTGGTATTCACTAATCAATTAAGACAAAAACTTGGAGTAATGTTTGGAGACCCTTGGACAACAAGTGGTGGTAAAGCATTACCATTTCACGCATCAACTCGTATCAGACTAAAGAATATGGGTCAGATAAAAGATACAGGTAAAAATGTATTGGGTATGAAGTGTAGAGCACAAATTGTCAAGAATAGATTAGGTCCACCTTTGAGACACGCAGACTATGATATGTATTTCGATAGAGGAATCGACAACTATGGTGGTTGGTTAACCGTTATGAAAGAACACAAACTTGTAAAAGTGGGTGGAGCTTGGTATACATTAGTGGACCAAAACGGAGATGAACATAAGTTTCAGTCAAAAGATTGGGAAGAATTAATTACCAAAAATGATGAACTGAGAGAATATGTTTACCAACTCATTTGTGATAAGGTTATATTACAATACAAAGAAAAACTTGGTATTGATGATGTAGAATTCACAGATGAGGTGCTCGGTGATTAACAAAAGACACCTATCGATTTTAGACGAAATCAAAAAATCTGGCGGCGAAATAGATAGTGGAAAACCTAATGACTCGGTTTTATTGATAGACGGAATGAACACTTTTATTAGAGTGTTTTCTGCGATACCAACTACTAATGAGGACGGAGTTCACGTTGGTGGAATAGTTGGTTTTTTAAGGTCATTGGCTTTCGCAATCAATATGATTAGACCTACCCGAACAATCGTTGTGTTTGACGGAAAGGGTGGGTCTAACCGCCGTAGAAAGATATTTCCACAATACAAAATGGGAAGAAAAATGTCGTATCGTTTGAATAGAGCGAACAATTATTTGACTCGTGAAGAAGAACAAAAAATGATGATACGACAACTCAATCGTGTTGTGGAGTATTTGGAGTGCTTACCAATCACACTCATCAATATAGAAAACAATGAAGCAGATGATGTGATTGGGTATTGCACAAAACATATCTTTAAAAATAACAAATCTACAATTATGTCAACAGACAAAGACTTTCTACAATTGGTTGATGAAAATACAAAACTTTACTCACCAACAAAAAAGAAAATGTATGATGAACAAAAAGTATTTGAAGAATATGGAATACACCCAAAGAATTTTTTATTATTTAGAATGTTTGACGGAGATAAGTCAGACGGAATACCAGGTGTAAATGGTATTGGTATGAAAACATTAGTAAAGTTATTTCCATTTATGGAAACAGAAGAAAAATATACATTGGACGATATATACAGAAGTGCAGAAACACAAAAAAATCCATTGTGTGAAAAAGTATTACAATCAAAAGATTTATTAGATATGAACAGAAGACTTATGGATTTAGATGATAGTATTATATCTGGCAATACTAAATTAAAAATTAAAGAAATAACAGAAAGACCAATTCAACGAGTAATCAAACATAGATTTCAGAAGATGTTTTTAGAAGATAAATTATATCAAGCATTACCTAATCTAAATAGTTGGTTGGCAACAACATTTAACAGATTAAACTTTATGGCGGAGGAAACACATAAATGAACAGACAATTAATTAACGGAGATTGTTTAGAAGAATTGAAAAAGCTTGATGATAATTCAGTAGATTTACTATGCACAGACCCGCCGTACGGTTATGGATTTATGGGCAAGCATTGGGATACATTTAAAGAAAAAGACTCTACGAAATCTCAACAAGTTGGTTGGATGAGTCCAGGTATGAAAAAAGACACTTATGGTATGAAAGAATTCTTTGACCCGATTTGGAAAGAGTGTTTACGAGTATTAAAACCAGGCGCTCTGGCATTTGTGATGTCGGCACCAAGAAGTGATGTTCAGACGATTATGTCTCAAACTCTACGAGACGCAGGATTTGATATTAGTTTTACACC